TTTTTTTTTTTTTGCCTTAAGCAAAAGGGATCTTTAGACACGCCTGCCCATAAAGCCACCAATCAATGGTGCAATCCAGGCGGCGTTTCTCTGTCCAAATTCCGCTATCTTGTTAGCCCTATCTCCCACTTCATCCAAGATCTTTGAAATGGTGTCCCAATGGAACGTGTTTTCCATACTTGTTGGATAATCACGTAAGGCCCTTGTTGCTAAAGCAATAGCTAAGGGGTCGGGGTTGGGGTAAGCATACGCATAAAATTGCGCCGTGCTTACGAACTCGAAATTAAAAGGGACTCGCAATCTCAGCGAGTCCAATTGGTCCGGTTCGGCGACAAAACCAACGTTGACAATGTAGTGGTGAGTCCACCTTGTCGACGAGTTTAAACTTCTCATAAGCATGTCATTCTCATTCGAAGGGAGCCAGATCGAGTAGCTTCCATTTTTAAGAGCACCTTGATAACCACCTGGTGTAACTGCAACTTTGTTGTAGTTCCACAGGCCATTTTCAAAGGCAGACTGACCTCCTCTATACATAATAGTAGAAAGTTGTCCTCCGTTCTTCAAGTCAGAGCCTTGGTACTGGAGCCACGCACTCATAGAGACGACGCGATACTGATCTATTGTTTCACAATAGGTGTCCGTGTCTTCTAGAGGGGACGGTACTAATCTGGCTTGGGTGTTTTGTTGGGTATTGTACTGAATCTCAATACTATTTATCAGTACGCACCTCCAATCAATATTGGTAGTTGCGGTGGTGGGGTTTAGTCGGATTTGCCAACCTAAACCCGGCATTTTTGCATACCTCGTGTTTGGAACGAGCGGGTCTAAGACCGTGCCCGCAACCGAGATCGTTGCTTTGCTCGCGCCCACGGCAAAGGGAACATCAATCCACGCCGTCGCCGACGTGGTTGTTACACAACGTATTTGAAAAGGGGCGGTGACCGTTGCGTCAGCGTTTTTATTACATTGAATTGTGATATTGACGCTGGCACCCCCAGTGTTGCTAACAACTACCGGAGTACCATAGAACGTGGTATTGTCATCTCGCTTACCCTCAAAAGGGGGAACGGCGAAGTCGTCACCAGCCCACTGGGTAAACCCTCTCACATTATGGGTTTCACCAGCTGTTATGGACATAGTACGACTCGCTATGGCGTGAGTCGGGTTGTCTTCCTCTAAAGGGAACAAACCGCAATCATCGGTTTGCTCAGAGACAATAATGTTAGCATTATTATCATCCATAAGCACCTTCTTAAACTCGAGAAGCGGATTCACAAGTGTAGGAGAGACAACGCATAAAAACGTGCCTGCCGGCTCTAGATTATCAGTAGCGACAAACGGGGTTAATTGTTTGTTAAGCAGGCCTTGGAACACTCCCGTCATTTTGGGGAGTTCGTCGGGATAGCGTACATTTTTGTTTCTCTCGGGGTCCACCAAAGTTTTGAGGTAGGATCTCGAGATACCTCGTGCTCCAGTTGCAAGCACTTCTTTTCCGTACGGTGCCCGGATCTTGAGCTCGGGTCCTTGACCCTTATTTCTGTTTTGATTTTTGTTTTTATTATTACCTTTAGGTCTCCGATTGCTGGGCTGTCGCTTAACGGAAAGCTTAGCAACTCCAGCTGATTGTGAGGAGGGTAAGCCAGTCGTACTTTGCATATTTTGTTGCTTGTGCCTGGTAGAGCTTGAATACCTGTACTTACAAAGCCTAGGTAAAAAGGTGGAAAATGAAAGTCTTGTTTTGAATAGAAACACGCGTGGGGCGTTTTCAATGAACAAGGTCCGTCCGTCCCAGGTACACAATGGTTCGTTTGAGGGACTAATGAGCCTGCTATCTGATCCGGGATAGCAACTGAGACTTGTTGTGGATGAACAAGTCTTGAACGAGGTGAAGCCTTTTGTTTCTTCTGAGGCTTCTCTTGGGTATGATCTGAATCTGTTTCTTCGCCAGATAACAACTCGTCTACAACGAGCTTCTTTATTATTTTTTGATTGGGGAGCTTTCGTTTGTTTGCTTTGTGGGGTACACTGCTCATACCACTTGTTAAACTCTTTATTACCTTCCACCTCCTTCTGGCTAGCTTCCCAGCCAGTAAAGAGTTTACGAGAAGTGTAAACAGTGGGAAGCGGCGTACTCACAGGCCATCTTCCGATAGACTTCAAGTACTCCGCATACCCGCAAACAACGCGGCACGACTTGGTAAAAGCCAAGTTTTTCGCTAAACCACAAACACGCTGAGCACGAATGTCATCTGTAACACTACCGCCTAAATAGGCCGTAGCGAAAACCATCCGGTCCTCCTTGTAACGAGGTACCCAATAGTTTTTAAAGCGCATATTAGTAGCGCCCAGGAAATTAATTTTGGTGGGATCAGGCGATAAGACAAAATCTTTAACTCTCATGCCAAAGCATTTAAAAGAGGCATCTAGTGATTTCTCGCTAAACACCTCAGGCATGCTGGTTGACGAACAATTATCGTCAGAGTAGAGCAACGCCTCCCACTGCTTAACCATAAATTTATAAACCGCGTCATCTGTTTCAAAATGACCAGTTATATGATAAATTATAATCAGCATATGAGCAAGCGTATTGTTTGTACTAGTTGTGAGATTTCCCGACTTACCACCGCAAGACGTATGATAAACCTGTCCGTTATAGACTAATTCCATAGCATATGCCATGCTATAGTAAAG